GCTGGGGCAGAGACGAGGAATCCTGGTCGATCGCTTATCACGTGATCCCCGGTGACATTTTGCGCAATGAAGTATGGACCTCGCTCGACGAGATCCTACGCTCAACTTTCCCCCATGAGAACGGCCAGCAAATGCGGATCGGGGTAACCTGCGTCGACTCGGGCTACAAGGACGCCACCGTGCTCCGGTTCACACGGGACCGTTACAGCCGGCGCGTCTTTGCGACGAAGGGCAGGACAGGGGAAGGAACGATCTGGCCTCGCAAGCCCAGCCGGAAGAACCAGACGCCGTTCTTCATGGTCGGCGTCAATGCCGCGAAGGATGCGATCTACGACCGGTTGAAGGTTAAGGATGCGGGGCCCAACTATTGTCACTTTCCGCTGGGGCGCGAGCTTGAGTACTTCGAACAGTTGACCGCCGAGAAGAAGTTCGTCAAATACCACTTTGGCTTCGCGAAGCACGAGTGGCGCAAAAGCGAAGGCGCGCGCAATGAAGCGCTGGACTGCCGTGTCTACGCCTACGCCGGACTCCACGCGCTGTTTGCCAGCGGCCTCCCGCTGAACAAGTTCTGCGAGAAGTACGAGGCGATGCAGAAGCGGCAACGGCAGTCGCCGCGTCCTGGTGCGACGGAAGAGGCTAACTCGACCGCCGCTGGGCAGTACCCCGGGCGGCCGGCGCAGAAACAAGACAATCCGTTCGTTGCCGGACGTGACGGGGCGGGCCTCTCGCGGCGTCCAAACTGGCTCGAAAGATAACCATGGCATTACCGCTAGCAACTCTCCTCGCCCAGCGAGACGCTCTCGCCACGTCCATCGCGCAAGGCGTCACGAGTATCACGATCGACGGGACACGGATGGATTACCCGGGCTTCGACGACATGCGCAAGCGGATCGGATGGCTGGACCAGGAAATCGCGAAGGCCCAAACGGTTCCGCCCAGGGGATATTCTTACGCGCAATTCAGCAAGGATGGCCGTGGCAACCAGTAAGGTCGAACTGATCCGCGCAGGCGACTCGCGGCCCGTATCGCTCAAGTCAGTAGTGCCGCGACGCAACTGGCTCGACCGTGCGGTTTCCTTCGTCGCCCCGCAGGCAGGCCTGCGCCGGCTTCAATTCCGGCGTGCACTCGCACTGGCTGAAAAGTTCTCCTACGAAGGCGCCATGAAGGGCAGGCGAACTGGGGGCTGGGTCACCAGCGACAGTGACGCCAACCGGGAGACGCAGGGCTCGATGGTGTGGCTGCGGAACCGGGCCCGCGATCTAGTGAGAAACAACCCCTACGCTTCGAAGGCACTGTCGGAACTGGTCGGCAACCAGATCGGGACCGGCATCATGCCGCGAGCGAACACCGGCGACGACAGTCTCAACGCCCTGATCGATGAAAAGTTTGCAGTGTGGGCGCAGAACTGCGATGCCGACGGCCAGCTTGATTTCTTTGGTATTCAGTGGCAGGCGGCCAGGGCGGTCGCCGAAAGCGGCGAGTGCATTGTGAGATTCCGGCAGCGGCGGCCGGGAGATGGGCTCGATGTGCCGGTTCAGGTCCAGGTTCTCGAAGCCGATTACCTCGACCACAATAAGACCCTCTCGCTCGATTCGGGCAGCGTCATCCAAGGCGTTCAATTTGATCCGATCGGCCGCCGCAATTACTACTGGCTGTTCGGGAATCACCCAGGCGCATTGACGCTCATGAACTGGCAGGCTGGCTTTATCTCAAAGCCGGTTCCGGCCGATAGCGTCCTGCACATATATAAAAAGGATAGGCCCGGCCAAGTCCGCGGCATCACGTGGTTCGCGCCCGTGATGCTGAAGATGCGCGATCTCGACGAATACGAGGACGCCGAGCTGATCCGCAAGAAGATCGAAGCGTGTTTTGCCGCATTCATCGTCTCGCCCGACGGCTCGATGATGAACCTCACGGAAACGAGTACCGATCCGGTCACCGATGAGCCCACCGAGTTTCTGGAGCCGGGCGTCATCAAGCGCTTGAAGCTCGGAGAAGATGTCCGCTTCGGGGCTCCGGCGAACTCCGGAGGTTACAAGGACTACCGGTCCACCCAATTGGGCGCCATCTCCGCAGGCCTGACGATTCCCTACGAGTTGCTCACCGGCGACATGTCCGCAGTGAACTACTCCTCTTTCCGGGGCGGCATGTTGGGCTTCCGCAACACGATCGAAGCCTACCGCTGGCTGTGTCTCGTCCCCCAGCTGATCCTGCCCATCTACAAGCGCTTCATTGAGGTGGCCTACATTGCGGGCGAGATTCCTGAGTTGAACTACGGGGTGCGATTCACCGCGCCGAAGTTTGAGTCGGTCGATCCGCTCAAAGATGCCATGGCAGACAAGGTCGCCCTCCGCACGGGTGGACTGACGTGGCCGGAAATGGTAGCCGGTCATGGCCAGGATCCCGACAGCCAGCTGAACGAAATCATCACCTGGAACAAGAAGTTCGACGATGCTGGCGTGATTCTGGACGGCGATCCGCGCCGGGTCAACGACAAGGGTGCGATCAACGCCCCAGACCCGCAGGCCCCGCCGCAGGGCAAGGAATGACGATGGAAGAAAACACACTCGCTATCAGCAGTGACGACCTGGCTGTGCCCGACGCGCCTGTTGCGGCGGCTGCCGGAGAAGGTCTGCACGCGGAGACCTTCGCCGCGTCCTTCTCTGCGTCCCTCACGCCCAACACGTGGAACGAAGCAGATTCCACCATCGACTGTGTCTTCTACAGCGGTGCGACGGTTCCGCGCGTCGACTGGTATAGCGGCGAACCTTACGATCTGGTGCTGAGCTTGGATCCGGGCGCTGTGCGTCTCGGCCGGCTCAACAACGGCGCCCCGGTCTGCGACAACCACGATTCCTTCGGCTCGGTGAGGGACCAGTTGGGAGTCGTCCAGCGGGCATGGATTGAAGAGGGCACGGCCCGCGCCACGCTGCAGTTTAGCCCGCGCGATGATCTGACCGCGCTGCGTACCGACGTCAAAGCGGGCATCATCCGGAACGTCTCGATGGGCGTCTGGATTTACACCAAAAACGAGACCACGCCCAAGGGTCAGGACCGGAAACAGTTCACCGCGATCGATTGGGAACCCTACGAGATCTCGCTCACCCCGGTGCCGGCCGATCCGGGCGCCGTGTTGATGAGTGCGAAAGAAGTTGTCGCGGCCCCGGCTCCGGCCGAAGCCGCGTCACGGGCAACGAGCCCACAGGAGAAAGTAACGATGGAAGAAACCAACCTCCAGGCGGGCGCCGGGGCCTGCACGACTGAACAACCCGTTGTAGCCGCTCCGGTGATCCCGGTCGCGCTGGCTGCACCGGTGGGCGTCGCGGCACCCACGATCAATCCGGATCTGCTGCGCGCCGAAGGCGCCACAGCCGAACGCCTCCGCTCAACGGAGATCCGGAAAGTCGCCGGAACCGCTGGAATGAGCGAACAATTCACCGCCGCCCTGATCGACGGCAACGTGAGTCTCTCCGACTCGCGCACGAAGATCCTCGAAGAGATGGCAGCCCGGAACGCTGCGCAGGCGCAGACCCACTCCCACAACCCGGGCGTCACCCGTGACAGCGGGGACGTCATGCGCCACAACATGGCCGCTTCGCTGCTGCACCGCTTCCAGCCCAAGGACAATCCGCTCGTCGACGGTGCGGGCCGGGAGTACATGGGGCTCAGCCTCCTCGAACTTGCGCGCACGTGTCTCGCGGCCAAGGGCACTCCGATGGTCGGCAGGACGCGTGACGAAGTCGCACTGGCTGCCCTGACCACCTCGGATTTCCCGAACATCCTCGCCAACGTTGCCAATAAGACCTTGCGCCAGGGCTATCAGGCTGCGCCCAGGACGTTTGCCACCTTCTGCCGCCAGGTCTCAGCCAAGGACTTCAAGCCGATCAACCGTGTTCAGTTGAGCGACCTGCCTGCGCTGCAGGCGCTGAACGAGCAGGGCGAGTACCACCGCACCGCGCCGACCGACAGCAAGCAGACCTATTCGCTGGCGACCTTCGGCGAGGTTGTGGCCATCACGAGGAAGACGGTGATCAACGATGATCTCGACGCGTTCAGCCGCATCCCGTTCATGCTGGGCGTCGCCGGCGCCACGCTCGAGTCCAACACCGTGTGGAACGTGATCCTGGGCAACCAGCTGATGGGCGAGGACAACGCCGCACTCTTCGTGGCGGGACACAAGAACCTCAACACTGGCGCCGGTTCCGCACTGGGTGTCGCCGGCCTGGCCAGTGCCCGCGCGGCCATGCGCAAGCAGACCGGTCCCAAGGGCACAGTTCTCAACCTGACGGCATCCTACCTGCTGCTGCCCACCTCACTCGAAACGGCGGCGTTGCAGCTTCTGGCTCCGACCAATCTGGTCGCAACCACCACTCCGGCGGCGGTCATCCCCGAGTGGATCCGTTCGCTGACTCCGATTGTCGAGCCGCGTCTGGACGCACTGGCCACCATCGGTTCCACGGCGTGGTACCTGGCCGCAACGCCGGGGCTCGTGGACACCATCGAGTTTTGTTACCTCGAAGGCCAGGACGGTATCTACATCGAAACCCGCCAGGGCTTTGATGTGGATGGCTTCGAGATCAAGGCTCGCCTGGACTTTGCCGCCGCCGCGATCGACTACCGCGGGCTGCAGCGCAACAACGGAGCGTAGGCGCAGCAGGAACCAACGGGGCGGGGACCGACCCGCCCCAAGATCAATTTCAACTGGAGAGCATCATGAGAAATTTCGTGCACAAGGGAAACACTCTGGAGCTGGTTGCGCCGTACGATGTCCTGTCCGGCGGCGGCCTGCTCGTTGGGAACATCTTCGGCATCGCCAATACCGACGCGCTCAGCGGAACCGCGATCAACGCGGACGTGGTGGGCGTGTTCGACCTGGCCAAAGAC